TGGCGGTAATATGTCTGGACGAGAAGCCTTGCTTTTTGGGTAATGGCGTACCTGACTCTGTAGTTGTACTTGGTTTCATCTCTAAACAGGTGATCTTCAAACGTGTCTGACGGGGTTAGCCTGTTAAAGTGTTTGTATACGTAGCCGTTCTTAACTAACTCGTATACAATGCGTTCACCTAGTTTTTTTTTGTTGTACCCGTAGTCTTGTGCTGCGTAAGACAATGTCCAGAACTCTAAATCGTATGCCCATAGCATGAATTGAAGCTCCTTTTCAAAGATGTCGTACCTTCTGCAGAAGTCATTGGTAACGGCTCTAAGTCGCTTTAGGTAGTTCTTTTTGACGTACCTTTGATTCAGTTTAGAGAAGTCTCGAAAGAGCTTCTTTTTTGACACGGAACTTTTAGGCATAATTGAGGTATGGGGAACTATGAAGATATGGAAGAAGAAGGCTTCTGGTACGAAATACAGGAGATTTCTGGAGCAATTCAAGAGCTTGTACACAAGTATGGCATGGAGGATCGTGTCATTTCTGCCGTTGTGGTTGGTCTTCTTGAGCCAGTAACTGAAGATCAGAGCAACATGAAGGCTTTCTTCAACTACAACGTTCAGACCGTGGATGAGCTTGAAATCATCACTGACTTTATGAAAGACTCTTACACCCCGCCTGATGACGGTCCAGACTTGGATGACCTTTTGAATGGGCTGGGTATATCACTAAATTAAAATGGAAGGACTTATTAGAAAAATTATCATCGGGCGAGACCCGAAGGATGCCATGGCGTATTACGTCGGGATGAACGCTGGCAGAGGCAAAGTTAGCGCTATAGTAATGGATGAAAAGCACTTACATGTGCATGGAAAGAAGAGATATCTTGTATATTTGCAAGAGGAAGACGAGTCTCAGGTATTGTGGAAAGTCGTAGACGACATGCCATGCTTACTTGAGCTCGATCTCAATTTCTAATTCAATGAAGACATTTGATCTCTTCGTCGTTGAACTTGAAAAACAAATCAATGACACTATTAAAACTTCGTCGGGCCTGGAGCTGTATGTGGACAACCGCTTCAACGAGTTTAAGCATCGCGTTAATGCTGGCCCTTTGGTTGCTGTTCCTTTTAAGTATGACACTGGCGCACAGCCAGGAGATACTTTGTTCTTCCATCACTTAGTAGTACTTAATGAGGGTCAAGTGCTAACTGGGCACGAAGACCACTACCTCGTAAGGTATTGTGATCCAAGCATTTCGGTGATAAACAATCAAGCCATTGCCTACAAATCAAAAGATACTGGCGAGGTGCACCCTATTGGAGGGTGGGTCGTGCTTTCGCCTTTCGAGGAAGAGCAAGAACCCGAGTCCGAGGTCATCGAGGTCGTCAAACTCAAGGAGGACCCTGTCACAAAGGGGGTAGTATCATTTGAGTCTGAGAAGACCAAAGAGCTTGGCCTTGAGGTCGGAGACGTAGTTGGCTTCAAAAAGAACATGGATTACCGATTCAAAATCGACGAGGTGGAGTACTACAGAGTTGATTACACAGATATCTACTATGTCGAGGAAGAAGTTCACAACGGTTGAGGCCGCCACGCGTCTAATGGCGTCTATGGAGGTGGCTATCAACAACATGATCGACGAGGTTAAAAAACCAGTTGATCCAGAAGCTGGAGGTGCTGCCAGAAAAGCAGAGCTTCAGTCAATTAAACAAACAGCCACGGACTGTAAAGAGCTAATCGTTGAGAGACAGCGATTGGAGCAAATGATCAAAGATATTAGTACTAATGGATCAATCGAAGAAGCAAGAGACTACAGCGGAGGTTTCGCTGAAAGATTCTCTAAGTGATTGGAAAAAGATAGTATGGCAGTACAACAGAACAGACTTTAAGTTTTGGGAGGACTCCTGGAACGATAAGTTTGAGGACTAACCGCGAGTATCCCCTCAAGCTTATACCTTGTAGAAAGGGTAACTGGTCACATGTGGGTTCAAGTCCCACCTCGCGGACAAATTAAATCAAATGAAGAAACAAGCATCAACCTACATTCAGAAGAAGCGCATAAAGAGAGCTGATGTGCACTCCAAGACTAAGCACTCCAACAACAAGTCTTCTAAGCACTACTCTAAGAAGTACAAAGGTCAAGGCAGATAATCGTATATTTGGTACGTGAAAAAGCGAGACTACAAAAAAGAATACAGGAAGTACGGTAAGACTCGTGCAGCCAAGAAGTATCGCGCCGCCCTCAACAAGTACAATAGAAAGAAAAAGACCTACGGGAATGGTGACGGGAAAGATGCCGCACACTCTGGGTCAAAAATTAAAGGGTTTTTGAAAGCAAGCATTAACAGATCTAACAACAGGCCGAAGAAGCGAAACAGCAAGGGCTAAGGCATGCGCCTGTAGCTCAGTTGGATAGAGCATCTGCCTTCTAAGCAGACGGTCACAGGTTCGAATCCTGTCAGGCGTACAAAATTTAATACAATGGCTGAATACATTTGCAAGTGCGAAGACAAGCACGAAGAGTCAAAAAGCGGAGTGTCCATCAAGTTCAACAACGATGGTGCTTACCATGACATCAAGTGTCCATGCGGTAAGTACATGGAGCTGAAAAACCCAAAGTCAGGCGCTCCTAGCTTTAGAAGCAATAGGTATGGCCAAGTCTACTGATGCGGAGGACGTTATCGCAATTTGCCCCAACGGTACGAAAGGAGATATTGTTCGAATCGGTGGGCTGGACATTGCACTTCCCGCTCAGCCTCCCAAGACGAAAATTGCAGGATATGGAAAGCCAAACCACCTGCAGTTGTGGAAAAGGATTCCTATGCCCGAGGAAATGCTTCGGATTAAGAGTATGGATGAGTGGGCCGAGATGCCCAGGCCCTTTAGAGAAAAGTTTCGTCCGTATGTCGAGGAGGAGTTTCGTCGTCGGCGTGAAGGCTTTTGGTTCTATAATGACGGTGTCCCTACATATATTACGGGCAGGCATTACATGATGCTTCAATGGACCCGAATGGATATCGGGTACCCAGACTATTTAGAGTTCCAAAGAGAAATTTTTGTACATTTGTCTGCGTGTGAGGCGGACCCCCGATGTATCGGGCAGCTGTATACTAAATGTAGGCGGAGCGGATATACCAACATCTGCTCTGCTGTGCTTCTAGACGAAGCCACACAAGTCAAAGACAAGCTCTTGGGGATACAGTCGAAGACTGGTAAGGACGCCCAAGAGAATATATTTATGAAGAAGGTGGTGTACATGTTCAGGCACTATCCCTTCTTCTTTAAACCTATTCAGGATGGAACGACCAATCCGCGCATGGAGCTGGCTTTTCGCGAGCCGTCTAAGAGAATCACGAAGAACAATAAGACTACGCAGACGGGCGAGGCTCTTAATACGGTCATAAATTGGAAGAACACTACCAACAATGCCTATGACGGAGAAAAGCTACATTTGCTCTATCTAGACGAAGCTGGTAAATGGGAAAGACCTACAGACATAAGGGACGCCTGGAGGATTCAACGGACTTGTTTGATCGTCGGGCGAAAAATTGTCGGAAAAGCAATGGTGGGAAGCACCGTAAATCCGATGGACAAAGGAGGAAAAGAGTACAAAGATCTTTGGAGGGATTCAGATCCAGACGAAAGGAACAAGAATGGGAGGACTAGATCAGGACTCTACCGACTCTTTATTCCCGCTGATATGGCGCTGGAGGGCTTTTTTGATAAGCACGGGAGGGCCGTACACGAAGACCCTGAATCTCCTGTTGAGGGCATTGATGGTGTAGATGTTGAGCTCGGAGCCCGTACTTATCTCAAAAACGAAAGAGAGGCCCTGAAGCATGATGCCTCTGAGATGAATGAAATTGTCAGGCAGTTTCCCTTTACCACAGACGAGGCATTTAGGGATAGTATTGAAGGGAGTCTTTTTAATGTCGGTAAAATTTACGAGCAAGTCCAGTACAACGACGAGTTGTTTCCAAACCCTGTTGTCGTCGGAAATTTCGTTTGGAAGAACGGAGAGAAAGATACAGAGGTTGTATTTACTCCAGATCCAAATGGAAGATTTCATGTCGCCTGGATGCCTCCTTTAGAGGTGAGAAATCAAAAGAAGTTTTTACGAAACAAGCGCGTTGCACCCAATGCAGAGCTGGGGGTAGGCGGGGTTGACTCCTACGACCTTGACGCCACCGTCGACGGACGGGGGTCGAAAGGAGCGCTACACTTGTACAATAAGTTTCACATGGAGTATCCATCGAACATGTTTGTGCTGGAGTATGCGTCCCGCCCGCCTCTGGCTAAAATCTTTTACGAGGATGTGTTAAAGGCTGCCGTGTTTTATGGGTATCCAATACTCATTGAGAACAACAAGTATGGCATCGCAAGATACTTTGAGTCAAGGGGTTACGATGGATACCTTATGGACAGACCCCGACACTTAATGTCCACCTCTGCAAAGGTGAACGTAAAGACAAAGGGAATCCCCTCTAACTCTCAAGATGTCATTCAAGCTCATGCTCATGCTATTGAGTCATACGTGCATGATTATGTGGGCGCGAATCACGAAACTGGTGAAATTGGAAAGATGTATTTTAACAGAACCCTAGAGGACTGGATTGGATACAAAATTGACAACAGAACCAAGTTTGACTTGACGATTAGCTCTGGACTTTGTTTGCTTGCTGCTCAAAAGGTTAAGTCAAAAAAGAAAGTGTCTGATTTTAAGGAGTCTAAGTTCTTCAGAAGGTACAAGTACAATTAACGTGATCGGCACATTTACTATATTTGCAAAAATGTATACCCACAAAGATGTACGGCAGCTCAACTAAAGCGTCTAAGTCCTTTCCCAACCCTCTAGCGTCGCAAGAAGAAAAGCTTGTTCAGGAGTACGGGATGGCCTACGCAAAAGCGATAGAGGCGCAGTGGAATGGATCTTCTCCAGACGACTCTGCCATCAACAGGAGAAATAGGGAGTTTCACAGAAACAGAAAGTACGCTAACGGTACGCAGGATGTCGATATTTACAAAAGACTTCTAAACAATCTAGACCCGAATAACAACGACGGGACCTTGTTGAACATGGACTTTAGTCCTGTCCCAGTTCTGCCTAAGTTTGCTAGAATTGTTACAAATAAGGTTCTCTCTAGGAACATGTACCCAAACGTAGAGGCCGTCGATCCTCTTTCTACATCTTTTAG